TTGCAAGTTGGACAATCAAATGGTTTTGCTGATGCTACAGGATATGCAATATTGAAATATACAAAAAGCAAATAATTAAAGGACGAAAGTCCTTTTTTTGATGTCCTAGATAGGACTAAAAACTGTCTAGAAAGGGTGATTAAATTGAAAGTTAAAAAATATGATTTTAATCAGTGGGTAAAAGCTGCCGGTATCAGAGCAGCCAAAACAGTAGCTCAAACTGCTGTAGCACTAATTGGAACATCTACAGTCATGAATGAAGTGAATTGGGCAATGATCATTAGTGCAAGTTGTCTATCTGGTGTTGTTTCAATTCTCACAAGCGTTGCAGGACTTCCAGAGTTGGAAGAAATTGTAGATGAAAGTTAGGAGTGAAATCATATGACAGAAGCAGTTACAGTTGCTTTGATTTCTGGTCTATGTGTAGCTGTGCCTAGTGTAATCACTACAATGTTTTCAAACAATAAAGCTAACGCTTTAATGAACTTTAGAATTGATGAACTAACAAAGAAAGTTGAGAAGCATAACAATGTAGTCGAGAGAATGGCGCTTCAAGAGCGTGAAACTAAAGCAATATGGAAAAGAATTGATGAAATCAAAGAGGAATTAGAGAAAGAGAGTGAATAGCTCTCTTTTTATTTAAAAAAAGGAGGAAATAGCATATGAGTTATGTTATGAAAGAACATTTAGCGAATAAAGCTAATTATAGTTCAAAAAGAGATTTATCAAAAATTAAATATTTAGTCATTCATTATACAAGTAATGATGGAGATAGTGATGAAGCAAATGGAAAATATTTTGCTAACAACGTAGTTAAAGCTTCTGCCCATTACTTTGTTGATGATGATTCAGTTACACATTCAGTTCCAGATGATTACGTAGCTTATAGTGTTGGTGGTAAGTGTCAATCGGCTCATCATCCAATGTATCAAATCATCACTAACAGTAATTCATTGTCGATTGAAATGTGTGATTCCAATAAAAATGGTGTTGTTGAAATTACCGATAAGACATTAGAAAATGTATATGCATTAGCACGTGCGTTGATGAAAAAATATAACATTGATATTGATCATGTTTATCGTCATTATGATGTAAATGGTAAATTATGTCCTAATTGTAATGGACTTTTAGATGACAATGTTTGGAAAAATTTTAAAAATAATATTGTTAATTCAACTGTTGGAAATCTAGGGACATCTACTGCTACTCCATCTGCAGCTAAAAATGACAACTTAGACAGTATTATTTCAAGAGGACAACAACATTCAATTAACTTTACGGGACATAGTATTGCAACTGATGGTGCATATGGTCCTAAGACTCAAGCAAATATTGCTAGATGCTTCCAACATGCAATGAATTTGGATTATGGTTCCAAATTAACAGTTGATGGCTCATTCGGAAAGAAATCTAAATCAGCGTTAGGACATCACTATGTTAAAAGAAAAGAAACTCAATATATGGTAACAGCGGTAGAAATTGCATTAATGTGTCGAGGATACGATGTTGGCGGTGTTGAATGTCCAGGTCAATTTGGTGGTGGGCTAGAAGCTGCAGTTAAACAATTTCAATCTGATAGAGGATTAAAAGCTGATGGAATAGCAGGAAGAAACACTATTTTGAAATTAATGGGTGTTTAGAATGAAAAGATTAAAGATTATCATCATTATATTACTTTTATTGATTGTTTGTTTACTTGCCAAAAATACTCAACATCATTTTCAAATTATCGAAAAAGATAATCAAATTGAAAAATTAAAACAAGAAAATTTGAAATATCAATATCAAATTGAAACATTGAATGAACAATGGTGAGTTTACAGTAAATAATTTGACGTCAAAAAACAATTGAATATTTTACATGAAAAGACCTACTCAAAATAAAATTAACTGAGTAGGTTCTTTTTTATATATTATTTGCTTTTTCAATCGTATCTTGCATTGCTTTTCTGATCACATCTGATTGCTTGATTCCAAGTTTTTTACAAGCTTCTTTGAATTCTTCGACAAATTCAGCTTTGTATGATGCCTTAACTTGCTTCATGTTTTCTTTACCCCATCTTTTGATGTATTCTTTTTGATTAAATTTTTCTGCCAT